CTTTATCAGGAGGAACTATACAACCGCACCCTGCTCCGATATGAGTTCCCCCACGGGTCTTATATTGAGTTTTTCAGCGCAGACCAAAGCGACAAGATGCGGGGAGCAAGGCGTGATGTCCTGTTTGTAAACGAGGCCAACAATATCGGCTGGGAGGCATATCACCAACTCGCCATCCGTACACGGCAAGCCATCTACATTGACTACAACCCCGTGCAGGAATTTTGGGCGCATACCGAACTCATGCACGATAGGGATTCCGAGTTCCTGCTCGTAACCTACAAGGACAACGAGGCCCTTGATGCTTCCATCGTTCGGGAAATCGAGAAGGCCAAGACCAAAGCCGAAACGAGTGCCTATTGGGCCAACTGGTGGAAGGTGTACGGGTTGGGGCAGGTAGGAACGCTCCAAGGTGCGATTTACGGCGATTATACGGTTGTTGAGGGTATCGACCCATCGACGATGAAATTCGTCGCCTACGGCCTCGACTGGGGCTTCAGCAACGACCCTACGGCCTTGGTCGCCGTGTACCGCAGGGGCGATGACCTGTTCATTCACGAACTGCTCTATCATCGAGGGCTGACCAACTCCGACATCGCCACAAGGCTGAAGGAGTTTGGCATCACAAGGGCTTGGGAGATTGTGGCCGATTCGGCAGAACCCAAGTCCATTGAGGAAATTTACCGCTTGGGCTTCAACATCAAGCCAGCATCCAAGGGACCCGATTCGGTCAGGCAGGGGATTGACATCGTGAAACGGTTCAACCTTCATGTGACCAAGGATAGCACCAACCTGATTAAGGAACTCCGCTCGTACACTTGGGCCACGGATAAGGATGGCAAGGACACGGGGGTGCCGATTGATTCGTACAACCACGCCTGCGATGCCCTGCGATATGTGGCCCTCAACAAATTGGCCGTGAGCAATTCGGGGAAGTACTTGGTGGTGTAACTTTACCCCCATGAACCTTGAATCCATCCTTGACCTCGCTCTCGCCATCGGTCGGGTCGTGCTTGCCTTGGTCTTTATCGGCTGCATTTTAACCCTCCTCATGCAATGAAACTCATCCACTACTACCACATCTACTGCGGCGGCGGCGGCCAATGGCAACTCATCATGCACCAACACATGATGGCCCTGTGCAACTACGGGTTGATAGAACGATTGGATGAGATTCGGGTTGGCATCGTTGGACCTCCCGACCAGCGCAAAGCGGTCAAGGAAATATTGGACAACTCGCTTGTGGCGGCAAAGGTCAAGGTCGTGGTCACCCGCACGAATGCTTGGGAGCAGGCCACGCTGACCGAGATGTACAAAGCCTCCCAAGACGAGGATGCCGCCTACCTCTACGCTCACACCAAGGGTAGCAGCGACCCATCCCTTATTAACCAACTTTGGTGCAGGTCCATGATATTCTTCAATGTGGTGGCATGGGAGCGATGCCTCGCCGAACTGGAGAAGGTTGATGCAGTTGGTGCATATTGGCTGACCAAGGAAGAGTTCCCCCAAATCGCTGACCACAACAACCCCGACGGTTACCCCTACTTTGCGGGTACTTTTTGGTGGGCCAAGTCGTCCCACATCCGTGAACTCGGAGAACCTGTAAGGGAACACCGCTGGCAAGCCGAGCATTGGATTGGGAAGAGGGAAGGCATGACGGTCTATAACTCCTGCAAGGGATGGCCTGCACCCGATAAGTTCGTTATCACTTTTTAGGCATGGAACTGATTGTCGCACGATACAACGAGGACCTCACTTGGCTTAACTCTTTGCGATGCGTCCAAACGGTTTACAATAAGGGAGAGGATTTTGGCAACGGTTATTACCCATTGCCAAACATCGGAAGGGAATCGCACACCTACCTCTACCACATCTGCAACAACTACAACGACCTTCATAGTGTAACTATTTTCAGTCAAGGCGACCCGTTTCCGCATTGCCCTGACTTTATCGCCAAGGCGCAGTTAATCATTCAAGACGGATTGGATGAACCATTCCGAAACCTGTCTAACTGGGTGCTACCTATTCAAGGGCTAAGTTGCACCGCATGGCCTCACCATTGCTGGCCAAACCTGCTCCCCGAAGTGGCTCAATCTTTATTTGGAAAGGACTTTAACCGCCCGATTTGGTTTGGTGCTGGAGCAATCTTCGCCGTGACCAAGGAGGCCATCCGTCGGCATCCTCTTTCGTTTTACGAGAAGGCTCTACGATTTTTTACCGATGGCGAACCCGACACGGGATGCCGTGGGTATGGACACGCATTTGAACGGCTTTGGCCCACAATCTTTGACGAATGATACACGACCTAACACCCCAAGAACTTGAACAACTGCTCCCAACTTTCGGGATGAACAACGAAATTCTAAACGAAATGCCAGCGGAGTTCTCCGAGCATTTTGGTAAAGGCGTGAAGTTTTGGCAGTACCCAAACCAATTCGCCCCGTATCTCAAGCACTTGTCAACCCTAAAGATTGATAGTTACCTTGAAGTTGGTTGCCGTTGGGGTGGAACCTTTATCTTGACCACTCGTTTGCTGGGAATCAAAAAGGGGATGGCTTGCGACCTTATACCCAAAAGCGAGATTTTGCAAGGGTTCAATGAGTTGGAGGACTTTCAGTACCTGGAAGGACCAAGCGCAGACCTATCAAAGGTTGATGGTCAGTTTGACCTTATCTTGATTGACGGGGACCACTCATACAATGGCGTTAAATCCGACTTTGAAACCTGCCTGCGATTCAATCCCAAATACATCGCCTTTCACGACATCGTTAACCAGGTATGCCCAGGGGTGCAGCAGTTTTGGAATGAAATCAAAGGGCAATATCCGCATCAAGAATTTACGGCGCAATACGATTCGGTTAACGGAACCTTCCTCGGCATTGGTCTTATTACGCTATGAGTTTTGACTACCTGATTGTCGGTTCGGGTTTCTTCGGTGCAATATGCGCCAAGCATCTGCACGACCAAGGCAAGTCGGTTGTGGTCGTGGAAAAACGCAATCACATCGGAGGCAACTGCTACACGGAGCAGAGGGATGGCATTAACATTCACACCTACGGACCACACATCTTTCACACCAACAATCCAACCGTTTGGGCTTGGATTAACCAATTCGCAGAGTTTAAGCCTTTCCGATTGCAGGTGATGGCTACGGCAAAGGGAGATGTCTATTCGCTGCCTTTCTCCATGCACACCTTTGAGAAAGCCTACAACGCACGAACGCCAAATGAGGCAAGGTATCACATCGCCAAGGATTCTCAATTCATTACAGGGGAAGACAACTTGGAAACCGCTGCAATCAAGAAGGTGGGCCGCAAGGTGTACGAACTGCTTATCAAGGGTTATACCGAAAAGCAATGGATGCGGGATGCGGGCACTCTGCCAGCGAGCATCGTGAAGCGTCTTCCCGTTCGCTTTACCTACGACACAAACTATTTCAACGACACCTTTCAAGGCATTCCCGTTGGTGGTTATACGCAGATTTTTGAGAAACTGCTGGATGGTATTCCCGTATTGCTTGAAACGGATTTTTTTACATCGCCTTTGCCCGAATACAAGAACCTCATTTATACGGGTCCGATTGACAAGTTTTTTGATTATATGCATGGGGCTTTGGAGTATAAGACCGTTATTCATAAGCACCGATATTATCCGAGCGAGAATGTGCAGGGATGCCCTGTGATGAACTACTGCGACAAGAGCGTCCCTTATACCCGCATCATTGAGCATAAGCATTTTGAGGGCGTGCAGACGGAAGGGTCTTGGATAAGTACGGAGTTCCCCACGCCTTACATCGTGGAGCAGACCGACCCCTACTATCCCGTAAACGACGAACGGAACAACGCTATTTATGGGGCATACAAGGCAATGGCTGACTCCTTGCCGAATGTTTACTTTGGTGGCAGGCTTGCGGAGTATAAGTATTACGATATGCACCAAGTCATTGAATCCGCTTTAAACTTCTGCAAAGAAAAACCATGAAACTCCAAGACCTCACTATTGACCAGTTCCAACGCATCGCTGCGCTGGAGTTCAGCCCCGTGCTGACCGACTACGACAAGCGTGCAGGGGTCGTGGCGATAGTGGAGGGGGTGGATGTATCACTCGTAAGGGAAATGCCCGCCAAGGGGCTGACAAAGCGTTACAAGACCATCATTGCGGAGTGGAACGAGTTACCCACGCTCGCCTACAAGCGCAGGTTCAAAGCGGGCGGCAAATGGTGGATTCCAACGGTGTTCACGGATGAACTGACCGCTGGCCAACTCATTGACCTCATGGACACGGACACGACGGACGAGAAGAAGTTGGTCCAAAACCTGCACCGCATCATGGCGACCCTTTGCAGGGAGGGCGGGTTCATGGGATGGTTCCCAAAGAAATACGACGGGGCAAGTCATCAAGAGAGGGCCGAACTATTCAAGTCCCACGCCAAAATCGGAGATGTTTGGGGGGTGGTCAGTTTTTTTTTGTTAAGTTCCGAAAGTTACTTGAAAATTTTGAGCGACTATTCCAAGCACCTGACGAAGGGGATGCAGGGCCAGTAACCAACCCGCTTGCAGGGTACGGTTGGCTGATGGTCGTGTGGAGGATGGCTAACAAGGATGTGCTGAAATTTGATGCCATCTTTGCGATGAAGGCGGTGGAGTTCTTGAACTACGCCCTTTTGATTCACGACATCTTGGAGGCTGAACGGCAAGAGGCAGAGCGGATGCGACGCAGGTAGGACACAATTTGCGTGGCTGGACATTTACCAGCATGGAAACCAAAGTACTTGCCAAGTTCGGAAGCGGCAGTTTGAAGGAGGTCAACATTGCCGACCT